GTCAGTTGGTCAAGTTTCTCCATGAACTCCAAGGCTTCTTTGGTTTGTCCTAGTGTTCGTCTTTGTTCCATTCAAGTAACTCCTTTATGTTGTGCATGTTGTCTTCGTTGATTACAAACGCTAGCCCCTTAGCTTTGCGTATCGCGTCTATCTCTCGTTCCTGTAGCGCTGTTGGTTTGTTGTTGCCTGCCTTGCACTCGATGCCTACGAACAGACCTCGATAGCAAGCAATGATGTCAGGGATACCGGCACGCCCCATGCCCGCTTGGTAGGGCGAGAAGTGCCAAATGGCCATAGAGTCAAGTGCCTTCTTGACTGTCTCTTTAACTCGTTTCTCTGGGGTGGCTGCCATTGGTTACCTCCGATAGTTTTTGCATGTAATGCCGAGCCTTGCCAGCATCGTCGCTGCCTTCTTTGCGCCCAGCGCGGAGGGAATATTTAAGCACATTACCTTTGAGGAACCCGATAAATTCTTCGCGGGTTAACACCGACTCCATCACATGCCAAGGCTGGATGGGCATATCTTTGTAGTGGTTACCACTTACTTGTATATCGTCGGCTGTCGTGCCGTTAAATCGTAAGTGCATCTGTGCGTGGTTGGGAATCATAGTAGTGCTTCTCCTTGATTGTTGATTCGTTGTTTAGTAGATTCTTGCGTTACTTTTTCTAACAGCTTTGGGTTTACTCGCTCGAATGGATTCCAGTCGTTCAAGGTTATTTGCGATATTAGTTCTGCGTTCTTCATCAATTGCCTCTTGCGGGACAATGACTTCTTTGGTGGTGAATCTGTGTTCGTTGGCACACTCTCTCCTTCTGGTATACCCAAATGTGGGCGATTTCTTTGTTTGTTTAACGAGCGTCCATGCGCTGCATATGGGACATTTCATTCGTCTTTGCTCAACATGAAAATTGATACGGCAACAATCACTACGACTGCGCCCCCGATGACCATTAACATAACTGCCCACGCGATTGTTTCAAGCATCTTGTTCTCCTATTTCTAAAAGTTTCTCTTGCAATCTACGAATGCGTTGGCGGTTGTAGTCAACAACGCTCATTGCATACTCAAGCGACTTCTCCGCTTGCATCTTGGATATAGTTGCCTCACGCATCTCTATATCAATGATTTCTTGTAGCGTCTTCGGTCGCAACATATCTTTGATGAAAGCAATAATTGTTTCTCGTTTAGTCATGTGTTTTTATCCTTTAAGGCTTGTTCAATGGCTCGGACAAAACTTCCAGTGTTATGTGTTGCTCGTATCAGTTCAGATATTTCCTCATCCGTCAACCCAACCCAAGGTTTCTTGTAGTCTTGGATGTCATCGTCTTCTTCAGTCATGCTTGCCCTCCAACTCTTTAACTCTGTTGGACAAGACACGCACCAACTCAGTTAGCACAGCGACCTCTGCCATTAGTTGCTCTCTTGATGGGTGTTGTGGCATACGCTCAAACACTTCGCGCTCTTCTTGGGATTCAAGTTCGATCTTCATCTTCATAACCACCCCCATATAAATACAGACACAACGCACAAGATTGTGGCGATGGCTGCCAAGATGGGCACATCGCTGTCCGCCTTGTAAGGACCCTCGATGGTCATGTATGTTTCTGTACGCTTTAGTGTGCGTGAGAACAGTTCTGTTGTCTGGTTGTTATCCATGATTAACCTCCAAATATTTTCTTGAGTAAGTCATACAACTCGCGTGCTTGCATGACCGATAGTTTGTCAACAACTCCCTGCGCTGTCCAGTTACGCGTAAGTACTATGGTTGAACGGGATGTGTCTACCTTTTCCTGCGGGGCAATAGCGGCAATGCCTGCGTCTTGCGAGGCTTCTCTACGCTTGACTACCTTGAGAGTGTGCTTGTCTTCTTTGAGCGCCTTTAACGCTGCTGCGGACTTCAAGGGTTGATACTCGTTGCCTATCGCCACCATGCGCTTGGTATACCCGTCCTTGACCACTTGCCCTTGCTTGGATAACTGAGCGCAGATGGAGTTAACTGAACTCTCCTTGAACCCGCGCTTCTCTAGTGCCTCGCACACCTCTGGTGTGGTCTTGTTGGGGTTGTTCTTGATGTAGTTGAAAGTCTCGCGTGTCACGTTATTCGTGGTTCTAAATAGCTGTTTGCCCATAGGCTTCTCCTGTTGTTGTGTAATTTGTTTCTTCTCGTCTTGTTCCCAGTTGTTTAGTGTCTGAGATAAGAACTGTCTGCGCCCGTCTTCAAGGGCAAGGTTTAGTGCCGTTTTAATGTCTGGCATCTGGTTTCTCCTTAGTTGTGTAGTCGTGAAATAACATGCCGTTGTCGGGGTTGCCGACAACAGTCTCTCGTCTCCAATACTTCTTGCCGAGTTTGCTTACTGACCAATGCCCTCTGCGCTGATGCAGTCGTGGGCTTGCGTGTGTTCCTCCTTTCGGGGCAGATGGCAAACCATGTCGCTTGCGCTCTAGCGTAACTGTGCGCCACTCATATAGCGCTGCTTTGCCTTTGCGTTTACGCTTCTCGTTGTTGCCTGCATTGGTAGGTCGGTAGTAGTCAAGTTCCTCCCCTTCCAACAAACCTTCGCTTGCACACGGGATGTACAGCGCTGCCATTTTTATCATGGGGATAACGGAATTTATTAGACTGTCCTTAATAACCTGTGGGAGTGATGGCAACATGCTGACTAACACCAGTGCATCGTTACTTTTGCCTTTCGGGTTGTGTTCTTCAGATGCAGGGGGCACATTGTTGAACTGTTCAGGCTTTGGTTGGAAATGAAGCGTTAACATTTTTATTGATTTGTAAACTATGTTTGCGTTCTTCGGCCCCTCACCGATACCTCCCCACATATGTATCTCGTACAACAAAGAGTCTCGACACTCAAATGTAAAAAGCGCATAGGATTTTTTACCAGCATCAAAGTTAATAACTACAGCCATGTTTTCGAAAGGGTGTTTAAGATCTTTCGTTCGCAACGGTGCCGCATAGTCCCCATGAGCCAACATCCTTTCTTCCATTTTTGTAAGCCTGTCTTGCGTAAAATTGCTCTTGTCAACAAACACCCATGTGTAATGGGCGGCATCGAACGGGCAGTCCTTTGCCATGAACGCGATTGCTTCATTCATATACTTCTCCTTGTGTTAAGCATATCTTGATTCTCACTTTCTGTCAAACACTAGACAAGTTAGTGGTTACTTCCCCGAAGTCCAAGTCCACGCCTATGAAATACAACGAGCGTCCATCTTTCAATTCAACATAGCAAAACGGATGATCGTCAGGATGCGCGGGGTCATCACCGTATGTCGCACCTTGCAGTTCTTCTGCGCCAATATAAACAACATCAACTTGCGTGTCGTAGTCTTTAAAAGATTTTGATGCGGGTACAGCCAAGCCTTCTTCGGCAAGGTCATCGCGCATTCGTATTGAGTTATCAATCATCTACTTCTCCTTCGTTGTTAAACATTACATACTCATCTGGGTCTCGCTCTCGGAGTTCTTCTAACTCTTGCAAGTATCGGTTGATCTCGATACGCAAATACTCAGGCAAGCTCTCGTACATAGCCTCGTGCTCGCCATCGTGCCATTGAAAAGCCAATAGGCATTTAGTTATTTTCATACTGTTTCCTCCTTGTATAAATTGATCGTTGGTCTGTCTTTAGTCTCGCCCTCGTATACATCGTCTATGTTTTCATAGACAACGACACACTCTTGCGTGATGCCTATCACGCGCCCATCCTCTAGGTGTAGCACATAGAAGTCGGGATACTCTTGCTCTATCTTGGTTATGAAACTCATACTTCTTCTCCTTTTTAAAAACTTGTGCCTTGACCTTTGCAGTCAGGGCAATACTGATATACAGGAACAATCCCGCCACTATCATCGATATCTAGTCCTTGGTCAGTCCAATATGCTTGGCAATCCTCGCACCCGTGTGTCTCGTTCCAGATAGACTCTGCTTCTTTTTCTACTTCTTCTAATGCTTTATCAAACCGCTTGCGAAATTCTGTTGGCTCTTCCTCTAATTGGTTGGCTTTAACTTCAATATCGTCTGTGCCATAGTCAACGCCCTCAACAATACTGCCGACAGTAAAAGACACAACTAACTCGCCTCGCTCATCCATGTTTTTCCATGTGCCTAACATAGATAAATCATCACCGCCTAAAGTTTTTTGTTCTATTTGCTCATGGTAATCATCAAAACAAGTGCCAGAAACCTTTGTGTATTCAAGGGTAACGCTAAGATATGCGCCACACGAAGTGTATTTATAAACTTGTCGATAAAGTTCTGCGGGACTCTCGGCATCCGAAAATGCCTCAATAAAATATTGATTGCTTAATTGGTCTAAATCATATTCATTTGGGTTCATGCTTCTTCTCCTTCTGGGTAATGTAGTTGGCTTGCAAGTTCTTCTAGTTTGGAATCGTACGAGTTATACATAATCCAATCAATAAGATATGCAATTTCTGAGTCATTGAACCACTCGCGTAGTCTTTCGTTTTGTCTATGCGTTAGCGCCATTTGTCTCTCCTGTAAAAATGCGTTTCTTAAATACTTCTTGCTCTGGTGTGTATTGGAAGTACTGCCCCTGTGTCATGTCATACACAACCACTGCTATCTGGTCTGGCCTATCTCCCCAATCAAAGAAGTTAAAGTCGTAGTCGTCTGTGCCATACCACCAGTCCCCGTCTCGCAATATCTCCTCTCTGTTTAGTTTAAAAAGTAAGTCGCACACACGCGACAAGCGTTCTTCTTTAGTCATAGTTTCCTCTCTACTATGGGTTCAACGATGGTGAAAATCGTATCAAGAATCCCGCCATCTGACACTTCTTCTGCGGGCGGTGTTGTGTCGGGGTGTATGAGTTTGTAAATCTCAACGATTGCTTTGAGTAGTTCTTCTTTCGTAGGTGTCTCCTCATCGGTTATGACAATGGTTCGCAAGCCCGATGCTTGCATCCCTGCTAATAATTCATTTATATCTAAGTCACTCATTTGCTTTCCTCTTTCTTTAATGCCCAGTCAATAAAACTTTCCACACAATCATCAACCCAACATGAGTTAGCGTCGAACGCTATACCCATCGTCTCGCAAGCCTCGGCTATCTCTTGCACCTTCTGCGTGGCTTCTGGGCTGTTGGGGTCTTTGATGTTCTCAAACTCGAACGATACGATTACTTTCATTTGCTTTCTCCTTTGGTTTAAAAAATGCAGGGAGGATTCTCCCCGCGACTAACACTGGTCACCCGTCAAGTTACAGCATGGCTGGCAACAGAGGGCGCACTGGCTCTTCCATCTTGGGATACCAGTCGATGTAGTAACACATCACCTCCGCCACTACAGACGCAGACTTGCCGTCACGCACGAAGTCGTGCAGTGTGGCTAGGTCACACTCAAGCAGTGCCTTGTAGATGTCCTGCTCATAACTCACTAGGTCGTCTATCTTGGTGTGGCGTGTGGCTATGGGCGACATCTCGTTGAACACCGTGTTGATGAATGTGACAGGGAATGTATCAAGGTACGACTCGACAAGGTCGACATCACACTCAATCAACGCCTCGCACATATCTCGCATAGTCACGGCATCCTCATGGTCATCGTCCTGCCACTCTGCGCTGTGCGCTGACACAAACTTGTTGCTCAATGGCTTACTAGCGAATGAGTTGTTCCATGTATCCATCTCATACTCGTCGTCCAAGTAGTTGTCGTATGCACTGTTGTATCTGGCATAGGCGTGCTTGGTGTTGGTGTAGTAGTGGGGGATAAGAGTCGCAGGCTTCCACGCATAGGTGTTGCTGAACCATAGTCCATCGTGCTCGATGCCTTGGTCATAGTTGACATGAGACATGCGACCATCACCATCCATGAACACGAAGCGGTTGTCACCGATGAAGTCGGCAAGCATAGTCAAGAACCCCTTGGTATGTATCAGGTTAGGTGCGTCATGCACCGCCTCCTTGAGATAGTCGTTGATGAAGTGCCAAGTATCTGACTTAGTCTTGTCGGCAGCATTGCCTGTATGCAAGACGCCGTTGTGCATCATTGCGACATAGCCTGTGACGACATCGTATGGATGGCAGTTGAGCATATCGGTATCGCCATGCGTAGTCCAACGAAAGTGCAGAGCAATCTCGCGGGCATCGGTGGGTAACTTCTTGATGAACGCATGGGCATCGTTGACATTCTTAGGCAATGTCTTGACGACCTTCAACCCCTTGGAGGTTGAATACATAACACCAATACCATCGGGATTGATTGAATAGATTTCGCTGAGCATACCCGTGGTGTCGAGTAGTGTTGAGCGAACCTTAGATGACTGACCTGTGATGATTAAACACATATTAAATACTCCTGATGATTATTGAATTAAACTGACTCGACTGTGTCACGGCATTGCGACTCAGCAGTAACCTTGGTGTTGCGCCTACGCACGCCATACCAATCGGCAAGGTTGGGATACAGACTCGATACAGTCTTCAACCACTTGATGAAACTGGGCTGGTTCAAGTCACGCCACGATGCAACACGACAGAAGTTGACACACGCATGGGTGAACTCAATCTGCGCCAACATACGAGGCTTGAGGAGAGACGCACGGAAGATACGCAACTCAACAGTGTCATACTCGCCGTGGTATGCAGACAACCCAGTCAAACGCTTGGACTCTTTGTAACTGAGGTTCTGTAGGTTGACCATACGGAAGCGCTCGTGTGACTTGTCCTTGACTGCCTTCTTGGGGTTGACGAGGATGGACTGATGCTCAGACGCACAGTAACTGCGGGCTTGGTCATCGGTGTTGGGATGGCGACCTGCAATCTTGCGTATGAAGTCGACATTGGTCTCGCTGTTGATGAGCATGAGGAACTTACCCAATGTCATCTGCGTGAACGCATGAGAGTCGATGTGCACATGAAGACCGCAACGCTTGGTGTCCCACGCACGATAGTACGCCTTGGCATCCCAACCCTTGAAGCGCTTGATGTGCTCGGCAAGACCACGAGGAGCAGTCACAATCTCCAAGCCATACGAGC